CTCTTTAGGGGCATCATCATCATCAGAGTTGAAATTTACTTTATTTACAAGTTCTGCACCTTTGGCTTTTACTTTCTTAATAATTTTATTTACTCCAGAAGGACCTTTGGCTTCTTTATATTCTGCCTTAGCAATAAGTCCTTTAATTTTCTTTCTTATATTATATGCTTTCTGGTGGTCACCCGAATCTTCAGCAAGTTTTGCTTTTAATCTAAGTTTTGCAATTTTATCCATTGTCTTTGTTTTTATTTTCTTGTCTCAGATAATACCAACGCTGTGCGGTGTATCCAATTGAAATTATCAAAAGTGATATTTTTAATACTGTATCGATTTGTGTCATAGAGATTGTAAACGTCCCTGCGTTAATAAGGTATAATTTTAAGTCTTGCATTGTCATCATGGGGTTACCAAGTTTTACTTTTTTTCACTGTTCGCTCTGACTTCATAACTTTATTGAGCGTAACGCTCTTACCCTGATATAGTGCCATAACAATAAATTAAAGGGTAAATATAAAAGAAGTCATCATTTGGAGCCTAATAATTCATTACTCGATCTGCTGTTGTAAAAGCCAATCCTGAATTTTAATAATACCCAGAACATTATATTTTATTTTTACCAAAAATCAACAACATGTCTTTAACTGAAATCTTCAACATAGAAGACTTTAAGAAGATGATATTTAATCCATTTAAGGTTAAAGGGTCATTATTAAAAAAGTTTCCTAAAATGAAAATGTTTAGCAGTTTCCAAACCGCTGAAGACCAAATGATTGCATATGTTCTTTATATGTATGATCAAAACACACCAATGAAAGAACAGTTTCCAGATCTTAAAATAAGAAAGGAGCAGTCCGCTATTTTATCTGGATATGATCTTGTGAAAGACAATGAAAAATTACATGATATGTTTTTCTTTAAATCCACTAAGGTTATAGAAATGGTGGATGAGTTTTTAAGAAAACAGAACAATAGAATATGGTCAATGATTGTCTCTAATGAACAAACATTTTTTGAATATCAAACAAAATTACTAAGTCCTGTTGAAGGGGAAAAAGACAAAGATATATTACAAGCCTTGCAAATAAAGTCTAAAATAATGGACGACTTAAACACTATAAATGATAGGTTAGATTCTTATTACATGAAACTTTATGGTGAAGATCAAGAACTGTTGAAGACAATAAAAGCAGATAAAAGATTAACTCCAGAATTCATTGCTAATTTATGAAAGTAAACATACAAGGAGTAGAATTTGATATACCTCCAAAAGGTAAGGTTAGAAACGTAATTACAGGTGATATAGAGAAAAGGCCTATAATAACTAGTTCTTCAAAAAAAGAAGATCAAGTATGGGTAAGGACTACACTCCCTGAAAGTTATGACTATAAGAGAAAAGAAGAGTTAATTAGACAATCAGAAGATAAAGATTTTTTTGATGTGGAGTTAGAAAACTTTAGATCTCAAGAGTGGGATAGAAGGTTAAATGGGGCATGGTTTATGAATAATGGAAAACCAGAATACCTTACAGGTATGCACTATTTGTTTTTAAATTGGTGGAAAATAGATATAGGATATCCAAGTTTTAGAAAAGTAGATCAAGATTATTTTTATTTTTTACAAGCCACAGTTGATGATCCCAATTCTCTAGGAATGATTGAGTTAACCAAGCGTAGGCAGGGAAAAACGGTTAGAGCAGGAGTGTTTATGTTTGATCTTATATCAAGGTCAAAAAATAAAAATGGTGGAATACAATCTAAAACTGCAAGTGATGCTAAAAACAATGTTTTTGCTAAATCTATTGTAGGACCGTTTAAAAAACTACCAGATTTCTTTAGACCAGTTTATGATCAATCTAAAGGGGTGACTCCAACATCAGAGTTAAGATTTTATAGAACAACAAAAAGAGGAAAAAAATCATTAGAAGATTTAGGTAAACCAGAACTCGAAAGCCAAATAGATTGGAAGAGTTCAGAAAAATATGGATATGATGGAACAAAATTACACAGATACCTTGGTGACGAGGTTGGGAAAACTATGGAAGTGGATGTCTGGGAAAGGCATAATGTTGTACGTTTCTGTTCAGAACTGGATGGTGAGTATATTGGAAAACTACTTTACACAACCACTGTTGAGGAAATGGAATCAGGTGGTGAGTCGTTTAAAAGACTTTGGGACAACAGTAATCAGGAAGATAGAAACGTACATGGTAGAACTCCCAGTGGATTATTTCGATTCTTTACTCCCTCATTTAAGACCTTATACTTTGACAAATATGGTTATGCAGATGAAGAACGTGCTAAGGAGTATTATCTGGCTGAACGTGCAAATCTTGTCAATGATGATCGTGCTTTGTCTAGCATTATTCGAAGGAATCCGTTTACTATTGAAGAGGCTTTTAGAATAGATGGAGAGAGATCACTGTTTAATGCAATGAAATTAAATGATCAAATAGATCGTATTTCTTGGAAAGACAATTTATATACAAAAGGAAACTTTGAATGGGTAGGTGATAAAGAAACAGGACATGTAGATTTTAAGCCAATGTCTAACGGTAGGTTTAAGGTTTCGTATTTATTCGATGACTTTAAAGATGCTAATAATGTAATAAAAAGAGGTAAAAATTATTTCCCTACAAAAAAAGGAGAGTTTACCATGGGTTGTGATCCATATGATCATGACAGTACTGTAGACCAAAGAAGATCTAACGGTGCCTTCTATGTATACAAGAAGCACAACTCAGTATCAAATTTTTATGACAGTTCATTTATAGTTGAATACATTTACCGACCAAGTACCGCAAGACAATTTTACGAAGATGTGTTGAAGTGCTGTCATTACTATTCTTGTGATCTTTTATTTGAAGATAATAAGATAGGTATAAAAAATTATTTTGAAGATAGAGGATATTCTGCCTTTTTAATGTTTTTACCTGGTAATGCAAAACCTGGGATGAGTGGATCTGTGAAAACACATCAGCAAATTGCAGAAGTAACTGAAGACTATATAGAAAACAATATAGATAAAGTGTGTTATCCAGAATTATTAAAAGACTGGTTGGAGTTTGATATAAGTAAAACAACGAAGTTTGATGCGGCTATGGCGGCAGGATATACTTTGATAGCAGACAAGAATATACTTTTGAAAAATTACCTAAGAAAAGGAAATTTAGTAGAAGCAAAAAATATGTTTAAAAAGTTTAAGGTAGGATGATAAAACACACAGAAAAAGCAAACTATCCAAACCATAATGTTGACCCAGTACAAAAGGGAAAGGATTGGTGTTTGTCATACGCTAAAGCAGCGTGGTCAGATTATACTCAACATGGCACCCAATCATTTCATAATAACAGAGGCACCTATGCAAAGGTAAAAGACTACGCACAAGGAAATCAAAATATTAATAAATATAAATCATTATTAAATGTTGATGAAGCAGATAATGAAAGTTGGTTTGCTATTGATTGGACTGTTCTACCAATAGTCCCAAAATTTAGACGTATTGCATTAGGTAAATTAAGCAAAACAGAATATAATATTACAGCCACACCTATAGATTCATTGGCACAGTCTGATATAGAAATGTATTATAAAAAGACAAAAGCCAAAATGGATTTAAGAAATATGGCTTCTAAATCCATGCCTGGTGTAGAAGAATTCAGTGCTTTAAAGGCTCAACCAAAAGAACCTTTAAATGATGAAGAATTAGAAATGCACATGGCTTATACATATAAGCACAATGCCTCCATTGAAATGGAACAAGGGATTGACCTCATCTTTCATACAAACGATATGGAGGAAAAGCGTAAACAAATAAACGAGTATTTATTTGATTTTGGTGTAGCAGGATATAAAGAATATATAGATAGTAACGGTGCTGTAAAAATAAGAGTTATTGATCCTGGTAAATTATTAATATCGCATTGTAATAAAAGAGATTTTACTGACAAAATACATGTAGGTGAAATTACAGAGATGTCTATTTCTGATCTAAAACAAAGAGCAGGTAGCCAGTTTGATGAAAAAGAATATCAGGATATTGCAGATAGGTTTTCTGGAAGACAAGGGGATACAAAAATGTTCCCAAGTAACAAAAAACACTTTAAGCATTATGATGACAGAAAAATATTAGTCTTAGATATAGAGTTTTTCTCTGTGGACCAAATGGTTCACGAGTCTAGAACAGATAGAAGAGGAAATAAAAGATTTGGAAGAGCAGGTTATAATAGTTATAACAAGAAGAAAAATAAATTCATTAGATCATCATACAAAACGGTTTATAAAATATCATGGATAGTTGATTCTGATTATTGTTTTGACTATGGTTTATGTTCTGATATGAAAAGAGTAAAATCAAACTTGATGGATACAGATTTATCCTATCATTTGTATGCTCCAGATTTTCACAGCATGAAGCCATTAGGTATAATGGAACAATTACTGCCTATTGCTGATCAAATACAAATTTCCTGGTATAGGCTTCAAAATACAATTAATCAAGCGAGACCTAAAGGGATTATGATCGAACTCGGTGCTCTTGAGGATATTCCATTAGGAGCAGGTGGTCAACAAATGAAACCGATGGATGTTATTGATTTATTCAATAAAACAGGTACCCTTGTTTACAGAAAAAATGATATAGGTGGTAAGCCAACTAATTATAAGCCAATTGAAGAATTAGAGAATGGATTAGGTAGAGACGCTATGACTTATTATCAGGTTATTCAAAATAACATTGAAATGATCAGGCAGATAACAGGTTTAAATGAATTTACAGATGGTTCTACACCAGACGCAAGATCATTAACAACTACTGCTAAGTTAGCAGCCCAAGCCACTAATAATGCATTGGCACATATAGAGCAAGGTGAAAGAAGGTTGTTAGAAAAACTTGCATCAGCGGTTATAGTTAGATTACAGGATTCTGTTAAGAAAAAACCTATAGAGGGTTATATTAGATCCCTGGGCAAGAACACAATGGATTTCTTTAAAATGACAAAGACTGTCTCTAAGCACGAGTTTGGTGTAAAAATAGAAGACAGGCCTACAGAAGAGCAAAAAGCAAGACTTATGCAAATACTACAGGCTAGTGTTGCACAAGGACAAGTCGATTTTGAGGATGCTGTATTTATTGAGCAAATAACTAATTTAAAGCAGGCACAACAAGTATTAGCATATCGTATCAAAAAGAAGCGAGAAGAAGCCCAACAGCAAGCCATGCAGCAGCAAGAGCAAAACGGACAAATACAAATGCAGTCTGCTCAATCTGCTGAACAATCTAAGCAACAAACATTACAAATGGAGTTGCAGGGTAAAATGCAAATGGAAAAATTAAAAGCAGAACTACAGTCTCAACTGCAAAAAGAGAAATATCAGTTTGAATTAGAGTTGGCAGGTATGAGAGAACAAGGTTCAAGCGAAAGAAGTTTAATGGACAATTTACCAACAAAAGAGGTTGTTATGGCGGGTATGCAGGAGCAACCAGAAGAAGCACCAGTTCCTGGAGGAATGCCTCAACAACAACAATAAATAAAAACAAAACAATTACAAATTATGGAAGAAGAATTCGATTTATCAGAAGTCAAAGTTATTGACGACAATGGTGAGGCACAACCTGTAGAAGTTCCTGTAGAAGAAACTGAAACAGAAAGTCCTGAAGTAGAAAACGTACAAGAAGATACAGAGGTAGAAGATACCCCTGTAGAAGAAACAGAGGTAATTGATGAGCCAAAAGAAGATAAAACTGAGGCTCAAGAAGAAACTTCAGGAAAAAATCTACAAGACACT